TTGGTTATCTCAAATACATGCATCAGGAACTCTATCGCTGTAAGGTACTTCTCGATGTTCTCCTCTGTGTTCTCATCCTCTTCCTCGGCATCCAAGTAGTCATCATGCATCTCCATGACATCTTCTATTAGGATGTAGAGCGCACTCTCTAAGTCATCGAATGAATCTTCCTTGAACAATGCTGGGAATTTCTCCAGTAGGTCATCCTCTGGTATCAAGTGGAAAATCTGGTCAAGGTTGTTTTCATCGAATTGGACATGTTGTTCTATTCTTCCTCTAGAAATATCCTTATCTCCACCACGCATTACCTCTAGGCCTAAGAAGTTCATCAAGTCCTCCCATACTTCCTTGGATGGTTTACCATTGTACTTCTTGTATGCCAATTCCTCTCCTTCCATCCACTCGCTAGAGTCCTTATCGAAGAAAGACCCATTTGGAGATTCAAGGAACATCCGTCTAACAGTACCTGCTACTGGCTCACCATAATACAGGAAGGCATCTATCTTGTCCTTGTATTTAGCGAAGTCTGTTCCCCAGTCCTTGATGAACTTCTCCTTCTGTGGGAACTTCTCCTCTAACATCGCTGGATTCTCAAACTTAGAAGTCATTCGGAGTATCTCTTCCATTGCGTCTACATCGAAGACCCGTTGTTTGAATTGCTCCTTTTGCTTGCCTCTGCGTTCCATCTCTTGGATATAGCCCTCTTGAAGACCGCTCAGCGTTTCTTCTAACACCGCTCTTACGTTTTCAAATTCCCAATCATCAGACATAGGAGTTGCCCGAATCCTTTCTAGGGCTTTCCTTGAGTCAATCATGAAACCCGGATTGTTTCTCAAGTCTCCTTCCTTTCTTGCTCTTCTGTCCTTTAGTGGT